ATACCGTTTCTCCGCCACCCACTGACGTTACACGAATTTTACAATTCATCCCGTAGTCTAAAGAGGTAGGGGAATTCTTATTTTTTTGTTAAAAGCAATTTAGTATAAAATACGTCTCTGGGCTATTTTCCTTTAATTTTTCCCATGCAATCTTGCATTGCCTGCAATGGAAATTCTTTATTTTGTCGATGATCACATCTTCAGTGTCATATATGGATGCCACAGCTGGACAAAGTGCAGATTCGCCTAACTTAATAGAGCCGTCTGGAGCGATAACCGGAACACACATTTTCCCTTTCATGAGCATTGTCATTACCATTTTAGAGATTCCCATGTCTTGTTTTATCATTAATATAGGATTTATACATTTGGGTCCAACTGTATACCAGTTCTTTTCCGAGTAATTATGTAAAGCTCGGCCTTGTGGATATAAACATTTGTTTTTATCTTTTGGGTCACCTGGCACTCCTTCTATCACAGAAGCGATTTTACTAAGCCAATATCGCTCCTTTTCTGTTAATTTATCTGGATAAAACCTAGAGTCATCCGTTACTTGAATATAAATGTATTTTTTTCCATATCTTTTGATAAGATTATATATATAATCATAAATTTTCTTATTTCTGACAAGTTCTCGCCCATTTGTTATTAAGGCTAAAGGGAATCGAAAAGATTCTTTCATCCATTCTGTTTCAATAATTTCAAGTATTTTTAAAATATCTGGATGTTCAAAGATTTCTCCTCCCGAGAAATACCATGTGGGAATTTGATATTTTTTAAGAAAATCAAGCGAATCCTTTAACACTTGGATGGACATATTTTTCCCTTCAGGTTTACAGTCTGACATACAATGACTGCATCCCATTTTGCATGAATATGTAAGATCAATTATCATAGTTATTCCTCCTGTTAACTTTGTTTTAGTCCCTAGTCGATATAAAAAATAACAACTTTTGAAACGTGATGATGTAATGTTATCCTCCTTTCTTCATCGAATTTGTTTCGATAATAGAATGATAGTTTTGAAGAAGAATAAAAAGCCATTGTTTATGAAACAATGGCTTCTCTATTACATCAAAATTGTTTTTTTTATTGGACTAAAATTAGAAAGTAAAATCACTTATTAATATTTTCAGAAAGTTGTTTCCATGCCATTTGAAATCCTGCGGCCCATAGATAAATTCGATCTGAAATCCTGCGACCGAGTGTACTGAATCCAGAATCCCACCAATCAGAATAATATTTTGTATAAATATCAATTAAATCTGGATAAGAAGCCATACCTTTTTCAATATATTCAGCCATAGATAATATTTCTTCGATATCCTCATCGATTTCTTCTTCCGAAAAATCAGTATCATTCAGTAAATCATTTTTAAGTACAAAAAGATCATCTTTGATATCTTTATAGCGGTATGTATAAGATTCAGTCCAACAATTAATCTTTTCTTTAAAATACCCTATATTATTTAAAAACTTGCAAAGATTGTCTGGCGTTAAGTGGTTATACCAGCTCGCGATACAATATCCTACGTCACCTGTTACTATGAAATTACCTTTTTCTATATCCAAAGTATAACGTATCGAATATTCACCGGAACCATTTTTATTTTTCCAATCAATGACCAGAAAATTTTTATCATCCACCAGTTTTTTTGCTTGAAAGTCTTTAAATATCCTTTTACACATTGCTAATTTATTCTTTTGCATTTACTATCCTCCTAATCATATATTAATTGTAAAATAACGAAATTTTCAGGATGAGAAAGAGCCTCTTTTTTTATTACCTCTGGCATCATTACTGTCCAGTTTCCATTCTCATCATATACGGCGCAATCTGTACCATATCCCAAAATATCATCCATACTCCTTAACGAGGACCACAAATCCCAAGAATATGATGAACGTTCTTTGTTGTGAAAAGAACAATTAAAATATTCAGATAAGTTTTTGTAACCACAATCAGACGCTTTCTCTTCTAAAACTTCAAGGGATTTTACAACTTTTTGTTCAATATCTTCATTCCATTTTTGAGCAGCAGATATAATTTTATCAGGACTTTTCATTCCATGAATTGTATTTTTTGAACATGATGGATAATTTTTTACAATTTCTATTTCCCCTTTAAACGCTGTAGTAAAGGATTTTTTGATCTGTTCATAAAAATCAGTGATATTGATTTGTTCAGGTTTATAATAAGCAAATACTTTCATTGCTACTCCCATTTTTTTCCTCCTATTAATAAATATTTCTAATTAGATTACTTGCTGCTGTAAAATGTTGTATTGTTTTTTATAGATACCATCGCAACGTAAATCGCTAGATATGTTTCTAGCCATGCCAAACGGTGTTTGTTGACAGGAATAACCTATATATGTTTCGGGTAAAAGATCGAATAAAACACATGGATGTTGTCCATAGCTAGTAGCCTTAAAATTTCCAAACGCACAAAAATGCTTTCCATCTGTTTTTCTTTCTAATAAATAACAATATCTTCTTTTTGTTTTTCTTTTCATAAAATATTCCTTCTTTTCTTTTTTAATCTATAGTTACCACAAAATAGCAACTGTCTTATCGTTCTGTGAAACAATGATGTAATATTATCCTCCTTCCTTCATTAGATTCGCTTCAACAATAGAATGATAGTTTCAAAAATATAACAAAAAAGAAATTTCTTCAAAAACGATGATTAGAAAAAGCCCCGATTTATATCGAGGCTTACTAAAATATATACCATAATTACCTTTATAAATTTAATTTGTTTTAATCCACAGTCGGTAAATTTAACGGAGCCTGAATATCGGGAAAATCCGACTGTTGCTTAAGTCTCTTGTCAGTGGGGGATACCAATCTCTCTCCGCCCACCACTGACGCCTAGTGAATTTTAGATAATTCCTCCCCTACCTACTGATGTTGAGGAAGGGGAATCCTTATATTATTTTGATGAAAGCTGGACTAGAAGTTTTGTGTCTTTATCACATACTTCTTGTTCCATAACCTGCAATATCATCTTTTCTATAATATCTACTCTTTCTTCCCTGTCCATTTCCTCATCAATTCGATTATAAACTCCGCAACCGCCACCATAATAGTCAGCAAACAGTTCAATACAAGAACTATTAAACCCAGTATTAATATTTTTTATGCCATACCAACTGGATATTTGAGGTTCTGCATCATCTAAAACTGTAAAATCATACTCTGTAATATACTTTTTACATATTGAATCAACAATATACCCTGCTAACTTTGATACAGTAAATGTAAAAGTTGCTTCCGTTATATATGTTTCAAATGCAGCTAACAACTCATCTAATTTTTCTTTTTTCCACTTAGATTCATCCAAAACTGTCTGAATGCTGACAGATCCTCTTATCGGAATCCGTTTCTCTGCATCTTTATCAATGTCAAAAGCATAACAAATCTTACTTACAACTTTTTTAAAACTTTGGAAAGAGCCATCATATACTACATAAAACCCAAAATCACTGTTGAATGGAGTGCGGCTATTAATGTAAATATTATATTTCCCTTTTTCACTTGTTGGTTCAACACAATTGAAACCAGTTTTATCCAAAATATTCATAATATCTTTTTGTAAATGCATTTTTTCTCCTTTCATCAATAAGTGAATCTTATATTAGTTTCTGTCTCGATTTCTACATCTGCTCCATATTCATGGATGATGTAGTCTCTGGCAGTTTCTAACGATTCATGCTGTTTAAAATAGCCGTCCTCTTCTTTTGTAAAAAACTGTGTTCCTGCATAATTTACAACGATACGCAAAATCGCTTTTTTTCTCAGTAGATACTGAACGATTGAGCCCTTCCAAAGCATCTGCTAACTTCTCAATTTGTTCTTCCTTCCACTTTGCATCTTCCACCAAGGCTTCAATGCTGCTAGGACAGCCGTTTTCTCCGCGGCATGGTATCCAGATTTCTACTTCCTCATCTACGTCAAAAATATTTGCTCGATTTCTAACTGCTTCAATAAAACTTTCTTTAGAACCGTCAAACCAAATTGTTTCATTCCAGTCCTCTCCGAGAGGAGTTCCCTGAAAAATTTCTACATAATATTCTCCGCTTTGTTTGGAGATTTTTCCATTGCAAGAAAAACCTTCATTTTCTATTATGTTTACAATTTCTTCTGGTAAAATCTTATTACTACTCATAATCTTTCTCCCTGTGTATTTTTAATCCTATCTGTACTCTTTTTCTATTCTTTCCATCATTATCGTCTTTCTTTCTCCGGCGGATTCCGCCGCCGGGCGGTAATAATATTTACATCTCCTTGCAATGACAGGTTACCCAGCAATTTTGTTGTCCGCAAGGTAATTTGTCATGTGGAAAATCGCCTCTGTTTTCCGGGCAATTTTCACAATTATATTCATTTTTATAATCGTACATAAACTCTATGTACTTGTTTCTTTCTTCTGCTGTCATATTTTCCTTCTTTCTCCGGCGGATTCCGTCGCCGGGCGGGTATTTATTATAAAACTTTTTATAGAGATCACAGTGTCGATTTGATGAATGGTTGATTGTTTTAATCCCCAGTTCAGGATGGTCTGCATATAGATTAACGACTGTAAGCACTGATTCTTTGTCATCATCATTTTCAAAGATATCATTACCACTGGTATATTCAGCAAACTATTCATATAATGTCATTTTAAAATCTCCTTTTTTGTTATAAATCGGATGTTTTTAATAATCACACTCATCGTCCACTTTCCACCATCGGATTTTGATTTCATCATCAGTAAAATAGTAAAGATATTTCGTTAAAGTATCTTGATACTCTTTTAATGTCAAGTTTTTAGTTTTTTCGTTATAATGCCAAGGCATGTCTGCCTGTAATCCTAAGTAACAAAGACCATTAGGATTGTCACAAGAAATATCGATATCATCTAACTTTCTGATTATTTCTGATAAACAAGCAAACAACCCATTACATCCATTACAAGATTCATAATTATCCAACCAATCGTGCAGATTACAACCGTTTTCCTCTTTGTTTATAAAATAATTCTCTGCGATATCTTTACAAGAAGTATCTAACAAATTTTTTAAGAATTTTTCTGCCTTATCTTCATTATACTTAGTAATACTTTCTTCACATACTCCATAAATTAACATATTATTTCCTCCGTAATTTTCTATATTATCTAAAAACTATACTTATATTATTTTGTTGAACGGTAGTCATTATTCTTCTCCTTTATTTGGCATGTAATGAGAATCGGTACCCATATATATAACCTGTATAATCTTTTTAATTCCTGGATTATCTTTTCTAAAGTCTTCATAAAAATCATGAAGTTCTCTTAAGGAGTGAACAATATTTTGTCCAGATTCACACGTAAATTCAGTTTCATCCTCATTTCCATCTGCATTGATAAATTGAATATCAAACGTAGGATAAGGATCATGAGCAGAATAAGCACACTCATATGAAATATTATCTGGATGAAATGGACTATCGTTTTCTTCTAATGAGGTTTCATCTAAAAATTTTGCAACAAAATTTTTACATTTTTCCTCATTATTTAGTAAATCTCTTTCATATAGTTCATCCGCCAAAGAAGAAATAATCCCTTTAGGAATAGTGAGGATGAGATTATCGAATTTTCCTCTCAATTCATCTTGTAATGAAAATTCTGCTTCCTGCAATGCATAAAGCTGTAACGGCCAGTCCAGATAATGCTTTATCTGTTCTAACATTTTTTTATCTTCCTTAGTTTTACAAACAACATTCTTATCCAAAAAGTTTTTCATATCTTTTTCGTTAGTATAATGAAACATAGCTATTCTCCTTTTTCTCTAAATAAAGATTCCATTTTTTTATCAGCGTTACTACTGACAATACATGCTCCCCAGCAATTTAAAACAAAAGCAATAATTAAACAAAACAACAAAATAATCATCAACCTATCTCCTTTCTGCATTATGATTCATGACAAAACAATTATGATATATGATTTATCCCTCCTTCTCATCTGCATTAATTGTTTCATGAATAGTATGAAATTTTAGGGATAAAACAGAGGAGCATGGTAACGTTTCTCCGCCCACCACTGACATAACCTAAAGAAAAAGGCCAGGGTAAATCCCCGGTCAGATGCAGAATTCATTATATACAAAGTCTCCTATTTAATCGAAAGTAAAACGAGAACAATCTGTAAGTGCATCGTTTAAAAGCTCTGTTACCATTTCTGGTGTTCGTCCTGATTTGTTAAATGCATCTAATAAATCCAAAGGAGTTTTAATCTTATCAGAGTCAATGTAATAAGAACCTATTAAATTTCTTTCTTCGTCCCCATCATAATACAGTTCTACAATATTATCATTTTGTAGATAATTACAAACATTGTCTGCTGCTTCCTCTTCACAGTGGTATGTGCATATCCCTTCACAAAAGTTCCTACAATATTCGCAACATGCAACTGCAAATCCATATTTCTCAAAGAGGTTCCCATTAGGATAATCTCCAACTACAACCTCTTCAAAAGAATCATCCATAGGGACTATACCACAAGATTTTAAAATCTCTACCGGGATATCTGTGTAGCTTTCTAAAATAATTCCCTTGTTGACCGCTTCTTTTTCAGCCTCTTGTAATGCTTTCATAGGATCTTTTCTTGAAATCATTATGCAATGTAATAATTTTTCTCTTCCATTTTTCTGTAACCGAAAAATGTATTTCTTTACGTCTTTTTCATTCATATCTTTCTCTCCTTAATAATCTACTTCTTCCGGGCACTTATTTGTTTCGCATACGACTTCATATTTTGCGTTTTCAAAGCTTTCTTTATCGCAAATTTCATATGTACAGTCAGGGTCATTTTCACAAAAAATAACAACATAATGGTCATCCGTATACGGAGTCTTTACTTTACTGCCTAATCCATATACATAATAGTCTTTCATACGGTTATACTCTGTTTCAGATATAAAATGACTTTTACATCTTCCGCATTTGCAATAAAATGAATAATTTTTTTTAAATATTCCTTTTCTACAAGCAAAATCATCAAATTTTTCACGTTCTTTTCCATAAAGATTTGCTGCCTTATAAAAAGCATTCATGACAAAAAAACCCTTTTTATTCCATGACTTTCCCAATAAAGTATCTATTTTTTTTATTTTTGCTTTCGTCAAAAAATCAATGTCGTTTAGTTCTGGAAAATATATTGCTTTTTTTAATTCCGGGTGTTCTTCTAGCCGCTTTTCTTCATATATTTTCTTTATATCATCTGACAAATAATCTCCTGCAACCAAATATAGTTTTTTAATTTCTGAATAATTTAAAGAACGGACATCATCAACATTAAGTTGATTACAATATTCTTTTAATTTTTTATTCAAGAAATTAATTTCTTTCTGTCTATCCTCAATAGTTTCTCCTATGGTCAAAATACAACCAATATCCATTTATATTCCTCCTCATTATGAAATACTATCATTATGGGTTGTTCGTTCCTCTCTATTTAATTTTCTTAAATTTTTATTAATAATCCCAATATTCCGCTGCAATTCTCTGGAAAGTCTTTTTTGAGATAGGTTTCTTTTTATATCTTGTAGGTTTTTTTTATATTTCATAATTTCTCCTTAATATTTTCTTGCTTTTTATTTTATGGATAATTTTGCAGAGTTTGTAATTACAATTAGAAATATTATGCATAACAAGCATAACTGTAGTTGCCGATCCGCTCATCCCACGGAAATTTTTCTGGAAGATAACTTTCTAATTTCCCTTTAAATTCTTTTAAAATATCTTCATAATCATGATATTTTGGGTGACGGATGAACTCCAAGGTATCTGGCTGATAATCTGAGAAAACAACATATTGGTCTTTTCCTCGGAGATCTACACAATAACCTGCTGGGTCATCTTCTTTATTCAGACGCAGCAGCCGCATTCCATCTGCATAATCTGTACTAATCTCAACTATATGAAAGATTCCATTTTCATTACTTCTTTTAAAAGCATACTCTTTTATTCCTACCTCTTCTTGTTCTTTTTCTGTCAAATCTGGATGCTTTGTAAAATAAGACGTTAAAAAATTCTTGAATTCTTCGACAGATAAAACACATCCAATTCCATGATATCCTGCATAATATTGACTCATAATCTATTCCTCCCTAATTTCTAATAAATAATTTCGCACTTATCTTCTGGATACACAACACCTAAAGATGAACCACAATCCCATCTAACATGGATAGTGCCTATATCATCTACTCCTGTCACAGTTCCTTCTGAACCGATAGGCAGATATTCCCCATCCATTCTGATTAGTCGTACACGGCTTCCAATAGGAAATTGTCTCCTTATTTCATAAGCCTTCTGCATTAATGTGTTTAAGTCTAAATCCATCTGCATCATATAATTCCTCCTTTTCATCTGTAGATTAATGATTACATAAATATAATGATAGAATGTAAATACAAATAACTAAAAAGAGAGGGCAGTATAAGATATGAGAATAAATTTTTGTAAAAGAAAACTGCCAGGTATTTAAACCTGACAGTTTATATGTCATTGTTTCGCAAAATTTTTAACTAATAATTTGTTTTAATACAACTTTTTCTCATTGTTATTTAGGAAAGCTTCAATGATTTCTTTCCCATAGCACTCCAAATATGCATCAGACCTCAATTCTGCTACACAAATACCTTCTTTTGTTTTTATCACAAAATACGATGAACTTTGACATGGTTTTCATATAGAAAATAAATATTTTCTTGAGGAATATCTATTTTTGTAACAAGCTTATTACATGTTGTAATAATAAGCTGTCCATTAAGATTCTCCCTTAAAAATATAATCAGTTTTTTTACAAAATCATCACAAAGAGCAATATCAAATGCATCAATAATGACAACTGCCCCTTTTTGAAGATTCAATATAAATGGTAGTAATTGAATCATAAATTGAATACCTGTAGACTCTAATGAAAATGGAAGTTCTCTGTTCACTTCATTAATCCGTCTACATACCATCAATTTATAACGAATAAACATACCTGCAACACTTTTTTCGTAATATACTTTCTGAATATCCGTGTCTATGTTCTTTAGAAATACATTTAATATATTTTCGGTTCTGTTTAGTATATTTTCTTTATAAACAGATATATTTCCTTCTTCCAGCTCGCTTAATACTTCTGGAGGAAGACCAAGCATATTTTGTTGGTGTTTTCCTCTACTCGTCTTACACGAAATATTTAAAAGAAAATTAAGAACAGTCTTAAAATTTTCACTAAGCTGATTCTTTATATATGTATCTGCTTTATCTTTAATTTCATGTAGAAGGATTGCAAGCAAAGAATGCTTTCCCCAGTATTTATTACATGCTTCTTGCAGACTTTGATAAGCGGTCTTTTCGAGGAAGATTTTAGGATTTATTATGGTATTTGTAGGAGTAATACTAAAATAAGTTCCTAGATTTTTTGATAGAACAAATTCTAAATGCTCATATATAATCTGAGTATTATCAGTTTCTAAAATGTAACGACCACTTTTCTGACGACCACTGGTATCTTTTAGTCTGAATCGAAATTCTAAATACATAGATTCCTCGCTACCTATTTTTTTATTTTCCTGAATCAAGGTTTTGATATCTTTATATCCAGAATTTAAAAGACAAGAAATTCGTTCATTATCAATCCGTTCTGACCTTGTTAGAATAGGCTGCATAATATCATGGATATCCATTGTTCTAAATGATTTAGAAAGTACAAAGAAAGAGGATACCAAATTAGTTTTTCCTACCCCGTTCTCTCCGAAAATTACTGCTAAATTCTTAGGTTCTCCAGTTTCATCCAATAAATTAAATTCAACATCTTTAAAAGACCTATAATTTTTTAAATTTACATATTCTATCATATTCCTTACCTACAGAATTTAAAGAAGATTACTGACAGCAATCTTCTTTAAATACTTAAATTATTAATTTTATGAACGCGAACTCTCTCTTCCTAAATCGAAGATTATAGACGAGATACGCACTTATTGACAACATTGCATATTTTCATCAGAGTCCCAAGATATTTTTTGGCGAAAATTTAGAAAATTCTTGGAGCATAGATTTAGAGATGCATTTACCAATTTTCTTTTTATACGCTTCTAATTTATCAAAGGATTTGGTAATGACTGCTTTATCCTCCTCTCTAATATCTACAAATAAAGCATTGGCATCTAAACATTTTACGACAATATTTGTATTCATAAATCGAATTTTGTTCTCGAAAACCGGTTTTAATTCAGGATTTTCCTGCTCATCACGCATATAATGCATAGCTATATGGTTTTTTATGCAAAATTCATCAATTTCTTTAACACTAATTTTTTTGCAATTCTTTTTATCAGCAACTGCGTCAAATATTTTTTCATCCACATCTATCAGGGCATTCTGTTTTTTATCATAGACATAAATTCCTGTCAAATTTACATCCCAATACTCTGTGTGAACGACTATAAATTTGCTGTCAACAAGGGACATATCAATGATATGATGATACTTTCCCTGCTTGCTTTTAACGATAGTTGCTGCCTTTAATAACATTAAGTCAGAAAGTGTTTCTGCGCCATTCTTAACCAGATAGTTTTTTATATCCATATTGGATATGATTCTCTTCATGTTTTCTCCAGGAGAATAAAGTTGTCTCAAATTATACGAAGACTTAGAATTGGTAGAAAAACTTGTAATTGATTCAATCTGTTCCTTATCGTTAATATATATTAAATGTGTTGAAATACTATTCTTAACAAAAAGTACATCTACATTATTAACATTAAAAACATTAATTGTTTCTCTATTTTCGAGTCCGACCGATGACATGTCAAGATTTAACAGACTACAGATTGTTTCGATAGAAGTTGCTTGAGTTTTTATAAGCTTTCCATCTACAAAAGCAAATTTATCTTTGTCTATTGTAATTTTGCAATCATAAAGCCCCGTTGCTTTTATACAACCATTTCGATCCGGAAAATAAAATTTTCCATTATGATTAGCTGCAAGTCCCCTTTTTCCTTTTACAAATAATAATTTCATAAAATTTTCCTTTCTTTGGCTTGATATTATTCAGTGTAATCCCCTTTGTAATCCGGATTAATCTCATCTTCATATACATTAATGATTTCGCCATTTTCCAGCTCAATCTCATACATACAATTAATCTCATATCGGTATTTTCCATCTATATTCTTATCTGATTCGTCAACAAGTTCCCTGTCGTACTCTTTTTCTGTAAGCTCACGGAGTATCTTGCGAACTTTAAGTCCTGTATAGATTGCCAAGTCATCACATGAACTTATAAATTTATTTCCAGCTAAATTGTCCATATATTTTTTTGTTCGATACGGTCTCATTCTGTAATATCCTCCTCTGGTTTTATATAATCTTCCATCAAATTTTCAATATTATTCCAATAGGATAAATTGCAATCGTATTCCCCATCACATGCATAACTTTCAGCAAGAATTTCTGCATCTTCCTTTGATATTTCAACTCCAATATCCTCTGCATGAGAAAGAATATCTTCTGTTACACGTTCAGCCCATACCATACGGTAAATTTTATCTTTTTCAATTTCTGAAAGTTCATTGATTTTACTTTCGAGAACGTCTGTATGCGTGAGACTCGCATTTATTTCTCTAAACATATCTACTTTTCTTTTGGCATTCTCCAGTTTGTCCATATTGTAAGCAGCAAAAATAGTTCTTGCCTTAGAAAAATCATTATCTTCAAGATAAACTTGCATATTTCCAAAAGAATTTTCTATAACAATACCGATATCTTTTTTTAATATCCGGCTTCTGTATGTATAAGGATTATCTACAAAATATGTTTTTGCCGTTTCGTTCTCTACTGGCAGTTCATACATTTGAATATCAAAGTTTCCCTTTGCAAATTTTGTTTTAAAAACATAAATTAACTTACTCATCTTATTCTCCTTTTCATGATTCATATTTACAATTTTTCTATAACAAAAGTTCCTGAAACAATGATTAAATTTTAACCTCCTATCTCATCAATGATTTGTTTCAGAAATAGTATGATTTTTCAGATAATAAAACAAAATCCAAGAGAAATCTTAATATTCTCTTGGATTTTTAAATTAGATTATATATAAAAAGACTACTCGGTGAGTAGCCTTTTTATTAGATAGAAACAACAAATCCTCTTAAATGATTTCTTCTAGCAGTTTCAATCATATTTTTCGTTCCTTTCGTTCCGCGATCAAATGCCAATAAAACATTGCCGTATTCAGCCATTTGTTGGTTTCGGATAGGCCCTGCTGCCTTCCCGTATTTTTCCCAATCTGCAGGAAACAGCTTAAAAGGAATTTGGTATAGATTTGCATATTCTTCCGCCAATGTATCAACTCCAGATGCTCCACCGGATACGATCTCATCAATGCCAAATTTACCTTGAAACATATGGATATGGCAGAAGACATTTTCTCGGTCATAATAATCTCTTGGACCTGCAATGATTAATCTGATCATGATTTCCTCCTAGTTATTAATCTGCTTTTCCAATTTTCCAGCTCAAATCAACCCAACGACTTAGCCAATGCCTGCACTTACTGCAATGACACACTTTAATGTTGCTCATGCTTTTTATGATATCTTGTTGATTTTTCCCTTCAACAATATGTTCTCCTTCTGCTCCGCAACACCAGCCATCCTCCATACGCATAAGATAATAGTCCATATCTCTATCGATCATTTCGACTTGTTTTATATGTTCTTCTGGAACTGGAATTCCACAGGAATAACCTCTTTTAAATCTTTCCGCTTTCCTTTGAACATCTTGCCATTCACAAAAATCGCAATCACAAGCTTTTATCTGTTTAATTTCTTCGATAAAATCTTGTTCCGAACAGGCATAGATAAGGTGTAGTTCTTTCTCTTTCCAACACAATCCATATCCTAAATAAGCCCAGTATCCATCCTTATCTTTATAAATTACTTGGATTTTTTCTTTATACTCATCTGGTATCTGAAGTTTAGTTTCATTTATCATCATTTTTTCTCCTATTGTCTCGCTACAAAGAAACAAATTATCGCTTAGAAACACATCTGTAAATGAATGGCATTAATATCAATGTCATGATATTATCTACCGTTCTGTCAGTAGTGTACCCGTCAATCAAGATTTCCAATATCATCCAGATAAAGCACCAGATTACCGTGATTATTAGAGTAGCAAATAGATTTTTTATAAATTTTTGTTTATCGTTCATGCCCACTCCTGTTATCTTGCTATGAAGTAGCGAACATCAGTTACCATATCTTTCGAAAGTTTCCAAAGTGTCGCCTGTATATAACGTCCATTTTGACAAAATTCATTTTCAAAAGCATTTACATCAAATACTTTCTGCCAGCTTTTTAAGGTTTCAATTCCCTTTTGCTTGCCTGATAGTGCTTCATACCATGCATCTTTTTCGTTCCACTCAGCCTCTGTATGACTGTCGTTATAAAAACCACCATTTAAAACAGAATGCCAGGCGAAAAAGTCGGATAACAAAACTTGCAAATCATCAATCTCAAACTCAATACATACAGATTTTTCGCCCGGTGTACCAAGTCCGATATTTCTAAGATCTGGTTTTTTATGCTTCCAGTCTCTTGTATGCCAAGCCCAGAGCGGTAACACTAAACCTTCTGGATGAACAATATGTCGTTTATCCATCTCTTTTGCTATCCACTCATATGCTTTGCGAAAATCCTTGTCGGATTTAGTCTCATCACAGATGAATTCACCTGTTTTTTCAATGATACTAATAACTTCTTGAGGCTGTACTGTCCATAATTTCATTTTTTTAATTCTCCTCACTTTTACATTTATTTTGGATAATCTTTAAACTCGTCAATAGATAAAACCATATCTCCGTAAAACTTTCCATCTGTATCATTTAACGGCTTAAATCCAATTTTCCCATAAAAATACATTAATTTGTCATACATTGCTACCAGATAAACTGCATTTTTATTTCCATCTAATTCCCAACGCTTACGGATAACTTCTGTAATTAGCTTTATTCCATAACCTTTATTCCGGAATTGAGGTTTGATATATACATCACTAAGTAAAAGTAAATCATCCGTATGTTCAGGATGTTTTTCGATAATATCACTTGTATCATCAGCGTAACCTATTGTGCAATACCCCATCAATTCATCTGTTTCATTTTTAAAAATACCCCATGCATAATCCGTGTTTTCTTCCAGCCATTGTTCAACATAAAAATCTGAGACAACATCCATGAATCTAACAGAATGTAGTTCTTTCATAGTAAGCAGTTTCACTGTGGCAGTAGATAATAAAATATTTTCATTTTGTTTCATAAAATTTCCTCCTAGATTATTTAGGACAATGACTAAGCCTTTCACTTCCTCCTTTTCGTCAATAAATTTGTCTAATAGTAATATGAGATTTTAGAGAAAAAATAAAATATTGGGTACAAAAAAGGCCACCTAACGGTAGCCTCTAAAAAAGATAGTCATATATTATTTTAATCCTCAGCCGGAATAGTTGATAAATTTACAGATAAACTTTTCGAATCCAAAAAATTCTTCTTTATTCATTTTATATCTCCTTTATGTAGTAACTGTTTATAATGGAACAGTTAGCATAGTTCGCTGATTCCAAACTTCTTGGATTCTATGATTTTTTCGGATGAGCTTTCTCCATTTTGGCCCTTGATGATCTTGTAGAAATAACCAAATATTTTTTTCTGATTCCCATGGTTTAGGAAGAGCTTTTTCCAAACTTTCATCATTATAAATTAATTTTGATGCATCTTCATAAATACATACCTTATAATCTGCATTTTCATCTAAATTAATATCAACAACAAAAGATAATGAGTCATGTATTAAAAGAATCTCTTCCATCATCCGCTCAAGTTCTTTTTTTGAAAAACGCTCATCATCAGGATCGACAAATAACATTTCCCCATTACTTTCTTTAATAAGTTCCAATAATGGTGGATAAACATCTTTTTCGTGTATCATATGCTTACTGCTATAATGAAAATTTATTTTTGTATTATAATCTGCTGCCATATCTAATCCTTTCGTTTACATCCAATCAGCTGGCATATAAAATTCATCCTGCCACTCTTTTTTTCTCTCCAAAAATAACTTAACTAAATCTTCTGGTGAAATATGACAGGTTACTTTCGCTTCCGTTTCTTCGAATCCATCTTCATCTAGTTCGAACCACGGATGATCTGCTTCTGTTCTGTCCTCAAATCTGATTTCCGGCAAATTAACTTCGCTGGGAATGAAATACTCTCCACCTTGCAAACAATCAATAATTGTATGTATCTGCTCTTCCGTAAAGGTTCCTGGTATAATTACCTCATTGTGCTTCTTATAATTTGACGCATCTCTATAGAGATAATTAATGCGCGTATTCTTGCGTCTGGTGATCATCTTCATGCAGGTACCTAAATATGAATCAAACTCCATATCTGTAAAAGCATAGAATAATTTTTTTACAGCCTCTTTATCTGCGCTGTTCTTATAAATATCAAAGATTTCGTGAGCAAGTCCCGTTTCCTGATAGTTACATTGTTCTATCAAATCAGCAAGAATAGTATCTGAGTCAATGATACAACCTTCCGGTGTATTTTCATCTAATTTTTTAATATTTTGAATAGTACATCCTTCCCATGACTTATCCGTTGCAGCTGTAACTTCATCATCAAAAAAAGTATATTTCTCTGGATTAATAGGAACACAAACATAAGCACATTTATGTTTTTTATTCACTTCAACAACCTTATATTCCTGCTCAGTATGTCTACTTTTTACAATATCTCCTATTTTCATGTTTTTCTCCTTTTTATAAAAATCCTGTTTTATCAATATACTTGGATAATGACTATCTTTTCATACCTCCTATTCGTCAATAAATTTATCCAATAATAAAATGATTTTTTGGATAGAGAAATAAAAAAGGCCGCTTAAAGCAGCCTTTTTATAGTCATGACCTGTTTTCAATTTTCTTAATCTGTTATTTGTGATCTAATTTCTTTTACAGTTGCCAAAGGAACATCAGAAAATGTACTCACACTATATTGTAGCCTGCATATCTTCTGGTATACCAATTGCGTCATACAATGTAAGCAATTTTTGACGATCAAATTCAGAATAATTATCATCCAAAGAGTCAAAAACAATAGTAAAATCATACAATGTGATTGCCTGAGCCTGTGTAAAGCAATTCTGCTCTACGCAAAAATCCAATAAATCCTGGAAACTATCTTCCTGTATGATCTCAATCGCTTCTGAAATCTTATCTTTTGGTAATTTTTCTGTAATATGAATGATTCTATCATATGCTGTATATTTGCAATCCATATTTTTTCCCTTCCTATTATAATTTATAATTTTCTATTTTCTTAATCGACTGTTATCTGCGACCTGATTTCTTTTACAGTTGCCAACGGAACATCAGAAAGTGTACTTATGTCATTATCATCCAAACCAAATTTAAGCATTCTGATAATGGTGTTTTTCTTTTCCTTCTCAATACCAAGTTTTTCACCTTTAATTAATCCCTGATCTACCAGTCCTTGAGTAAAAGTACACATCATTGTCTCCACTCCTCTCCGTTTGTTTGCAATAATCACATCAGATAAAGCCTCAAATTCCTTCTGCTCTGTTAATTGAGCGAAGAATCATAATATTTTACAATTCATTCCATAACCTAAAGAGGTAGGGGAATTCTTGTTTTTTATAAAGCTTGTCCTCCCTTCTTATATAGTATGACAGAAACCTTACTTATCTGATTTTTCTGTATAAGTATTTCTAATTTCTTACCAGTCGGTCGGATTTTATGAAAAGATTTTCTGTTGAAACAATATGATCTCTACATATTCGTGAACCTTATTCGCAATTGCTTAATTCTTCGATATTCGATACTCTTTCTGCCATATAATCAATATGATAATACGAATAAGATCCATATCCACAAAAACACGTTTCTTCACCATTTGACTCATCACTTAGTTCAGCTACGGTTTCGCTTCCGGATTCCCAATTTTCCTTATCATTCTTTTTATCTTCTTTGATAAGACGAAGTAATCGTTTTTTCATTTTCTTTACTGTACCTGTATACTTATAGAGTTTAACGCCATCGTTTTCAGAACAACAGATTCCGATAATCCATTGATATTTTGAATGTTCTTTTTTCATTATATGTTCTCCTTTACGAAACTTTTGTGATTTCCATATAGCATCCGTCCATACATTTGTCATATTGACGGGTATCGTAGAGCCAAGAAAAAAGAACTTTTGCAAACCCCTCTTTCTTTAACTGTTCTAAGACCTTATCGATATCAAAATATCCTTGCATAAATCCGTATCCAGACAAATATTGCTCTCTTTCGAAACCGCATAATCTGTCATAATATTTGATTCTGTTTTTCTTTAAAAACTCAGCATATCGGTCTGAAAGTCTGAGATTTCCTTCGGAATCTCTATCGTATTCTGATAACAATCCTGTCAAGAAAGATTCTCCACGAAACAACTCTAACTGCCATATAAGTTCTCTTTTCGTATAAATTGTTCGCGTAATGCCGTTTATCGCAAGCATATAATCATTCATTGTTCCGGGTTCCCAGTTTTTTTTACTACATCTTTTACATTTGTAGCTGTCTGTATTGATTTTAACTCTATATCTAGCCATCTATTTTCCCTCCTGAGATGTCTCATCCTCGTCATAGAGGCAAGGGTATAATAAAATTCATCATTACCTTTCCAGTTTGAATCAATCATAAGCATTGTATAAGTAACTTCACGATTTTCTGCGATATTTTTGCCATAATCAATCATATCCTGACGATGGATTTCATTGATAACTTTTAATGGTACCGTATATTCCCGTCCTTCAATCATAAACCGCTTTACATCTGCTTTTTCATTTTTTGATGGTTTAGGCATTGTGAAGATATTAGAAATGTAATAAAACCCTTCTTCTCTTCCAAAAAATTCGGCTTTTTTAATATCGTCTTGATGCTCTATCATTTTTTTTAAAGCATCTTTTGCTTCTTTTTCTGACGGATATCTTCCAAGTTCAATCGCTGCTGTCTGATTGTCAACCAGTTCTTTCATAGCCATTACAGTAAAATCAAAGTCATTCGGATATCCAATTGTGAAACCCGAAAAATCTTCCATATTGATATATACGTTATCCAATGTTTTAATCATCATAATTGTTTTCCTCCTAAAATCTTGTCTTGCATATAAAACAGAACTGACTATAAATTTTATACCTCCTTTTCGTCATTATTTCTGTTCAAAAAAAGTATGACTGATTGATGCATCTAATAAAAAATATAATAATACTTAGATGTCTTTCGTTTTCCATCATCATTTTATTCTCTTATCTAATAACTCATATTAATAATGGATAAGATTGTTGACGAAAGGGAGGTTTTAAATATAGTCATTGTCCAACTTAGAATATGAAAGATAACAGGAGGAAAATTTTATGAAAACAATTCATGATTTTGGATCAAAAATTGGTGGAGCAAGAAAAGATGTATGGGTAAAAAGAGGTTTGTGTGTAGAAGATACAAAAAACATGACAGCTTCTGAAAAAGAAAAATACATAAAACGAGATTATATCTGGCCAAAACCAGATATACAGGAAGAATTAGAGAAAGGTTTTTCCCGCTTTATCGTTTACTGGCACAACGAAATGCGAAAAACAGTAACCCCAAAAAAGAATAATTATATTTCTGCGGAAGAATATATCAATGGTGTCCGTAAAATACGTTCTATGGTTGAAGCAGTCAAAACGGAAAAAGAAATTTCTGATTTTGAACAAAAAGCTCTTGACGGAATGTTTTTACAGAAAAAATATGGACGTGCTTATGAATATATTGCTCCTTTTGAAAATATTCTTAACGGCAATAAATTTTTAAAGAACACAGGAACGTATGGACTTCTTAATATGAAACGTAAAATGGGAAAAGAGAATTTCGCCATGACAGAAGACGAAATCATGAAAAAGCAATTTCCAGTAATCTTTATTGACGGAGATAAATGTTCTGTTGCTGAGGATAGAGGGAAATCAATCCTTATTTATAAATCAGGATGTTCTGCCTATTATTGTTATCCTAAACCAAATGTTGTTCTTGTAGATAAAACTTATGTTTTGATTGATGAGCGCCATAATATCCTTTTTTGTGGGACACAGGAAAATTGTGAAGAAAAACAAAAAGAAGTTTTTAAAGAGAAAAAGGCTGTGTCAAAAAGAAAAAGGAAAGAAAAATGGATGCCGAAACAATTTGAAACTTTGGAGAGGGCTGGAGAAACATGGAGACCTCAAAATAAACACATCACGGGTGAAGAGTTGATTGAGCGGTATGGTATACGAGCCGGAGAGTTTGGTAATTGGACCAATAATAACGAACGCCAAATATCTTTAGACTATGCTTATGATGCCTTTGCGGATCTTGCATATGCACTAGATATAGACGAAAAAAGTGTATCCCTGCCAGGACTATCTTGTGGAAGCCTCGCGATTGCTTTTGGAGCAAGAGGACGTGGAGATGCAGCGGCACATTATGAACCATTACGGGAAGTGATTAATCTAACCCGATTACGTGGGGCTGGTTCTCTTGGACATGAGTGGGCTCATGCTTTAGATCATCTAATAGGACAGTCTGCTGGATTTTCATGTTTAGCTACTGAAGGACGGATATTCGATCATGTCAAGTCTTTGAGGAAAGTCATGAATCGAATTCATTACAATGAAAATGGAATTTATACACAATATTATGTAGATTCTACTCAGTTTGATAAACAATATTCGAAAGATAGTCATGGGTATTGGAGTTCTGGATGCGAATTGTTCGCCAGAGCCTTTGCTTGCTATCTTTCTGATAAATTAGCTTCTGAAGATAAACGAAATGATTATCTGAATGGACATTGCAATACCTATGTTTCTATGGATAAAAAAGGAAATTGGATTTATGCGTATCCAAGAGGCGATGAGAGAATACGAATCAATGAAGCAATTGATGAACTGATTAGCGAACTTAAAGATAAGAGGATTCTATTTACACGGCCAGAGAAAAAAGAAGAAACAGTTTCTTCGGTATTTATAGCCGCTCCAGATGGACAGCTTTGTTTTGCGTAATAAAGAAAGAGAGATAAGATATGAATGTAAGAGAAATGTATAATTATGGATACAAATGGACTGGAATGATTCCGTTAACTGCTGAAGAAGCAAGAAATTTGTTTTTAAATGATTCTATTCAAATATATCGATTATATCAGGATAATACAGAATCCTCAGTTGAATCATTAGAAGAGATTTCTGCGCCATATTTATATGGTATCGAGAAATAGAAGCGTAAGTGCGAGAAGGTATCAACCTTGTTTTGCACAAAAGGAAAAAAGCTGGAGGCGAAGCTATTTAGGCTATCGTCTCCAGTATGATCTAAGTAATCAAATCAAAAAAAAGAAGAAAGGATATAAGCAATGAAAAGGAAATTAATAGGAGCTGAAGTTAATATTGATGGAAAAGAAGGTGAAATAACTAATGTATTAGGTAATGGTTACGAAATAGTTTTCTTCGATACTAATTTAGGAAAGACATATATTGATAATAGAGATATTGTTAATTATATCGTCAATATACCCGATGAATGGATAAAAACAGATGATTACCAATATGTAAGACCGTCTGAATACAGAAAATGGCAAATCGTAGAAGCTAGGTACACAGAAAGTGATGAATATATTGTCTGCCGAGGAACAATTGATGTAGCTAACTGGAAAACCGAGGATAATTATTATACAGCTGACTGTATTGATATTATCAATTCTTATTATGGTTCCGTAAAAGAATTTGAAAATGCTTATAAAAACGGAGCTTATAGAGAACAGATATTAGCGGAAATGATTTTTGAAAGCACAACATATACGGATACAGATGCTTATGAAGTTGTACCAGGAGATGAAGTGGAGAATACTTTACGAAAATATAGAAAAGAATCCCTTCTGTCATAAATAAGGAGTAAAATGTTATGAGAGAAATAGATATTACAAAAAAACTAATTAATTGCTGCGATGAACTAATTATTGATGACGAAAAAAGAAGCATTGAAGCCACGTATGAACTGTGGATGGATGTGGATAAGTATTTTGGGACAAAAACAAGAAATGATCCTTCTGCGTGGGTTAATTTTTACACATTTTGGCATTTCGATAATCCTGTAGATATAACCGCTCTAATGATACTTGATGGAGACGATAGCTGCGAAGAAAAAGAATGGGAACTGACTCAAGAAGAAAAAGAGTTTTTCCATAAAATGATGGAAGATTATTGTATGCAGAAAAATGGTTGTACGTTAAGAGAGTTTTTCGATCGAGAACTCGGATAGAATAATAAAATAGTTATCTTGATATTTTATATTCCTTGTGGTAGCATAAAAACGAAATCATGATGACGAAGGGTATGAAAAAAGATTTATACGTTCAAAAAATGATTTTGAGAAGGCATTAAAAAATGTGTTATCTAGTCGCAAAAGATCGAGAATCGCACGGATGTCTTGCTTTTAAAACGACACATGGTAAGCATCTTGTATAGCTGAAACGCAAATTAAATAGGACTGCGGGTTATAAAGGAGTGCAGATTGTCACGATTAGCAGACCAACAGCCTATGGAGAATATGCTCCGTACCAATTTGTTGATACAGAACAAGAATTTGAAATAATGACTATATTCATAAAAAGAAGACTCACACGTTTGATGTGAGTCTCTCTTTCTTCTTTTTTTCACTGTTTCTGACTTATTTCCGATTATGATATTTATCTAATTTCTTCGGCAACAATAGAATTTTCAACCAATTCCCCTGCATCTTCAAATTCAGCTGCACACTGAACGCACAGCCAAGCATTTTCTGGTGCATCATCTAATGCTTTTTCTATAGCTTCTTCTTGTGAGGATGCTTCAACCTCACCAAGAAATTTTGAGAATACATAATTTCCGTATACTTTGTATTTCATTCTAACCTCCAATTTATTTTTTTACTTTAATTTGAGCCAATATGATTTCTGTCTTCCTCTTGCCGTATGGATATATCCGCTACTTTCAAATACAATGGAAGGACTATAGAGTGCCCTGTTGGTGTAAAGTGTATGTTTCAGATGTTTTCTGTTCCAATCTTTGTTAAACAACTTTTAATGTTGCCAATGCTGATGCAAGCTCAGAGTCCTTTTCTAAATCTTTTTCACCTTCAATTCCAAATGTTGGTTCTTTAGGGTAATCTCGTGGCTCTGTAATTATTCGTTGAATTTTTCCTTGGCTAAAGTAGCCACAAAAGAAATGAAGAAACTGTTGGAAATGATTATCCAAATGCGGAGGTAACCAGTTATCACTTCTACAGAGAAAAACAGCATCGTAATCATACTGCTTCAAAATGGATAAGTCTGTTGTGATTCTGTCAATATCAGTGTAGTCCTTCTCTTCGTATAACTCCTTGTAATTCTCCGGAGCAATCCAAGTTACTTTAGTACATGGAATTTCTTGTTTAATAAAGTAACACCAGTTACCACAATCTTGTGTATCATTCTTTACATTATCATTGTAATAGTCCGCATGGAAATCTACATTAACTATTTCTAACTTTTCTGCTCCAGAAGTACTAAATTGCTCCTGTATAAATCCATAGATGTATTCGTGGCTAAAGCAAGCCAATACTGGAATGTCCTGCCTGCAGCTATACATGAATATGTTTTCTACAAAGTACATTTCATTTGTTTTACATGTTACTGTCTTTATTAAATCTGCAGATGGCTTGAAGTCATACTTACTTTTCCAGACCTGTTGAGAAAGGCTTGGTTGTAAATCAAAACCATCTGGATATTTCATTAGAGCTTCTTTACTAGCATTTTGAAAATAATCAAAATCAATGCTTAGTACTCTAAAAGTTTTATTCTTCATGCTGTTACTCCCTATTGCTAGTTTCTTGAGAAATACAGTTCTGCATGAAATAATCTATTTCCTCTTTGTAAGCTTTCTGTTCCTTTCGGAATAACTGAGCTAAAGCGGAGAAATCATTATCTCTTGCAGTCTTCAATGCTTCGATGTATTCATTCCTATTTTTATCCTCGATAATGAAAGGAATGAGATCATTGTTTAGACATTCTCTAAATAAAATTAATCGTCCAGTCCTACCATTACCATCTTGGAATAGCTTCACGCTTATTATTTAATATTTCGATCAACTGTTCTTTACACAAAGACCTTATCTTTTTCCTTTAAATGTTCAAGAAATTTTTTCATGATAAATCCTCCATATGTGAACCTCTTCGCCATTAGTATAGAGAGTAGCATCATCATCATTGATAAATGACATATCTTCCCATTCTGGAACAAGTCCACCTATTGGTATATTTTCATTATACTGTCGGTTCATTTCTTGTCTGGCTTCATCTATTGTTTTATAACTGTCATCGCAGTCGATAGAATAGCCGTCTGTGTGTATCAATATAAATTTCATGTTTTAATCCCTTCCGCCTTTTGTTTTACTTTCTAAAACTTCTAAAGCTTTTGTAAAATCAGTAGTATGTTTCCTGACAAACCAGCCTTGTCCAATCATGATATCCTCATGACTATGTACAAACAATGGTTCTTTTGTTATGAAAAAACCAAAGCGGTTCACAAAACCGAACTCTGAAATATGAGTAACTTCATGGTCATCATCGCAATGTTTTGTCGGATAAATATAATATCCATTTCGTTCCGCTTCTCTTATCCAGTTTCGGAAAGCAATACTACAGTACATTAATCCTCCAAGTAGGATAATGCCGTCAGGAAGGTTTCCTTCCTCTTTTCCTTTTTTTGTTACGATAAGGTAATCTTCTCCAGGATATCCTGAATCTCTAAAATGATAACTCATATATATTCTCCTTTAGTTTTTTGCTCTTTTGTATAACACTTTGTTCTGATAGGTTATCTGCACAATATCTTTACAATATAAACCATCTTGAGAGTGCAGTCCAAAAAAATTTGTTATTCCTAGTTCAGAAAATACTTTTTCTCCTTCCGGTGTGGATTTAAAAGCGAGGACACTGAGCATATCTCTTTGTATCAAAACATCACGCAAGCTTTTTGTGTCCACAGAACCTTTTGCTGTTTTTCCGTTGTGTTCAAAGAAAACATTTACGTTCTTCATTTTTTCTGTTAGATTTTTACATAAATTTAATTCCCATGAACTTACGCAGGACTTTTCTTCCATCATCTTTTTTGTGACCATATATATATTAGCTTTTTGTTGGAACACATCATGACATGGTTCTAATTTTTTTATCGTTTCTTTTTCCAGATTGATAAAACCACATAAATGGTCAATACATTTTTGTCTCGTTGCAAAGAAATCGTCCATATAAATAGTATCTGTCAACTTAGGAAGAGTCCCTCGCAGTAAATGTATCCGAGCATTCCTTTCACATAAATCCATTACTTTTTTCGACAAGCTGATATCCTTCAGACCTATTCGTAAAAACTGCGTCAGATAATCATTAACAAGTTTCTCTTGTCGCTTTTTCCATAGCTGCTGATAATCTCTTAACATCATTACATTTTCTGGGAGCTTTTTCTTATCCTCTTCTGTATACACTTTAAAAAGCACACTTTCACTGAGATATACCCACTTATCTTTTACAATAGCAAGCAAATGAAGTGTTAATTTATCTACATCCGTACATGAGTCAAGATTACAAGAATAACATCCATAGATAAATCTGGATTTTCCCCGTTTAATGTTGATGGCATATAGACAATCTGTTCCAAAAGAAAAAGTAAATTGATTTTTTCCAGTTAGTACCTCTTTTACAAATTGTTTTGTTGGTGTGTCCATTTTTTTCTCCTTTTGTTTTAATCTGCAAACATTATAAAATAACGACTGATATGCTATTTTTCAAATACATATCTTTATTTTCAGAAACAATGATTGATAATTTTATTCCTCCTTCTCATCAATAGATTTGTTTCAAAGGTAGTATGATATTTTAGGAATAAAATAAAAAGCTGCTCTGAAAATTACTATTCAGAGCAGCTACCATTGCTTCTTTTTAAAACCTCTTTAATTTCTGGATTCTCTTTTTTTTGAAATCTTCAAATAGATGGTACAGCTCCCGCAAACATTAAAAAATCTGTAGTGAACTCGACACATTTATTCGCATCTGCTAAGAAATCTTTTTCATAAAGGTTCTCTGCCAAACGAGAAATAATCTTTTTAGTATACCAACTTGGTGCCACAGTCCGGGCAATGTTTTTATTCCGGCAGGGCTTACCTCATGTTACTTAGATATGATTTATTTTCCATACATATCTTTTTCACGCAATTATCAGTTCTTTCGTTCTTGTCATTATTCACGCTTGACAATCAATCTCACTTTACCGAGGATTTGTCATTTCTTTCTTTTTCTTAATTCATTAACATATTCTTTTAAATAAATATCACAGTCAGCTGAACATCCAAGTTTACAAAATTCCCGAATCTCTTGATTTGTTAACTGATATTTTTTCTGATTATTTTCAAATAAAATTGGACATTTTCCTGTCATAATTTTATTTCCTTTCTTTTACGCAAATCTTAGTTGCTCTTGATCTTTATAAACAATCAATCCTCTTGCTCTTTCTCCCTGCTTTAAGTATCCGCAATTTGCCTCTACCAATTTTTGTGCCATAATAGGAACTACACTATTTCCTATCCGGGCCACCTGTTTAGCTATAGGATATTTTTTCCATTTATAATCACGGTCAATAATATAATCTCTAGGAAAACCCTGCATTATCTTTAATTCTTCTGGTTTTAACATCCGTAAAAATATATCTGATATAATGTATTTTTCTCCTTTTATATCTAAGATTACATTAACTAATCCGAACCGATCTTTTGTGGTAATTGTTCCAAGAGGAGTATCTAATTGCTGTCCGCATCCAGTCCCGTAATATTTGATTAAAAATGCCGATACTAGACCAAAATGCCCAGGAGAAGTCGTTATGGTATGGAGTGGTTCATCGCACCCTTGTCCTATTCCAGTCTTATAATATTTAGTAATGAATGCAGTAACTAAGCCGTATCGATTCGATGTATCGATTGTTTTAATAGGCTCTGTTAAAAGTTGCCCCCTGGAATCGCCTTCCCTTGTTTCACCATGATATTGAATGATAAAAGCCGATGCTTTTTTGTTTTTTACAATATATGGATTTGGATTATTAATGATATACTTCTTTATTCCATTTGCTATCCTTTTTTGAGTAGCCTCCGCCAAAGGTTTTTTTCTGTCAAATATAGATTTACCCAGATCGCTCCAGTCAATATAATCTCCACACTGTTTCCATTTGCGGAAGTTGATACCATCTTTACTATGCGTCTGTACAGGCCATTTGATTTGCCTGCCATCTCTCCGAAATACTGCATACCATCGTTTGCGTGTGGTTGGTGCGCCATAATTTGCCGCTACTAACTCACGACAATCAAAGACATAACCAAGCCCTTTCATTGCTAAGATAAACTTTTTATAATCCTCTCCTTTTCTATCCGGAATTGGATATCCTTTTGCATCCAACGGACCCCACTGCTGTATCTCTTCAACATTTTCCATTATTATTACATCTGGAAGGATTACTTTTGCATGTTTATACACAGCCCACGGAAGTATTCTTAACCCCTTTTTACGAGGCTGTCCACCTTTTGCTTTACTGTGAGAAGTGCAGTCAGGACTTGCCCACATAAGAGCAACATGCCGCCCTCTTGTATATTTTTTCAAGTCTACTTTAAAAATATCTTCCGTTAAATGTACAGTACTTGGATGATTTGTTTTATGCATTAAAATTGCATCTGGATCATGATTTACCGCTACATCTACTTGCCGGCCAAGAGCCATTTCAATTCCAACACTTGCTCCGCCTCCTCCTGCGAAAGCATCAATTATCATCTCTTTCATTTTAATTTCTCCCTTATATCTTTTTTAGAAACAATGATTTAGCATTTTAACCTCCTTCACATCAATAAATTTGTTTCGAAAATAGTATGTTCGTTTACATAAGGGAATAAAAAAGACTCGTACTGTAATAGCATGAGCCTTTCTAACTAATCTAATAATTGGATAGCCTTTTTAATATGTCCTGGTTGTAAACCGCCGTATTTTTTATCATAATATGTAGACCTGCACCAATGTTCTTCCAGTCCATAATATGTCCAGTCCCAATCTTCATCATCAAAGATAACAAATTGCTTAATATTATTATCCTTAATATACTTATCTACCTCTGCACCCCGTCCTGTACCCGGTTCAAAAGACATATCTCCTATTTCATCTAGGGAATAACTTTTCTCAGTATCAACAGATGCGGTAAACTGTCCTTCAATATAAGGAGCATCTCCAAGCACTGGAACATGATGTTCTTTAAGGATATCAATCAATATATAATATATTCTTGGGGTGTATGTTTCTGACCCACGCCAGCTAGATGTTATAACAACCTTCGCATTTGTTTGGGTGCAGATATAAGCAAGCATTTCGACTTTTGAAGGATCTATATTGGCTGTATTTTTATTCCGATAAGACATATAGTTAAGAACACCGTCAACATCTAAGAATATGATTTTTTCTGACATATATTTTATCCCTTCTTTTTTAGAATTACTTAGTTATCTGCCATATTATATATTCCTTTCTGCACCTTTTCCTATAAATCAAAAATGGATAACTGTGCTGGCGGTTCAAAATTCATCCACAAAACTTCCTGTTTTTTGCTTCCCGCTTGGGAATAATTTATATGAGTCTCTTTGTGCCAATCCTTTAGCAATGAATCATACATTTTTGATTCATAACCGCTAAGTAAGACAAAACCTTTATGTTTTTTTAATTGGTACAACAAATTCTCATGATCATCTTCTGTCATTTCTCGCTTATATTGTTCTCCACCGCTTCGTGTATCGAGCAGATACGGTGGGTCACAATAAATCAATACATTTTCATAGTTAAATCTGGAAATAACATCCACTGCCTGTCTATTTTCAATTTGCACTCCTCTAAGCCGTTCTGTTATCTCCAAAATTCTATCTGGTAAGCTTTTCCAATCTAATGCAGCATATGCTTTTTCTCTTCCTTGCACATCATTTTTCCATCCAACTTTAGCCCCTGTAGTACGATAACCATAGCCCATGTTCAAACGAATTAAAAATTTGACTGCTTTGTCCAAACTGTTTTCATCATCTGACAAAAATGCATTGTCATATATCTGTCTGGAATATGGGGTATAATATATTTCATGGGCCAGTCTTTCTGGGTCATGTTGCACCCAATGAAATAAGTTAACAACATCCTCATCTAAATCATTAATCGTTTCTATATTTGAGCGTTGCTTAGAAAAGAACACTGCTCCAGAACCAAAAAATGGTTCTAAATAACTATGATGTTTTGGAAAATAAGAAAGAATCCAATCAGAAATCCTCCATTTACTTCCAGGATATTTGATAATTCCTCTCATGTTACGACCTCGCTTTTAATAAATATTCTAATCTGGTGTATCGTTTTACACTTCTTATATTTCTTATCATCATCTGTAATTTCTTATAATCTCCTGCTAATACAACCATTTCTTTCGCTCTTGTAATTGCAGTATATATAATCTGCCGGTCTGTAAGATTGGGAATAAAGTCAAACACTGGGATTAAAACCACAGGATATTCGCTTCCTTGAGATTTATGTACAGTGATTGCATAAGCAAGTTCGACCTGTTCTATGTCTTCATAGGAATAAGAAACAATGCTTTCATCATCCATTCTCACGATTATATTCTCATCGTTATCATTTATCTCTATGATTTTGCCGGTATCTCCATTAAATACTCCAATGCTTTTCTTTTTATCTGGATATATTCTTTCCAGTTTATAATTGTTTTTCATCTGAATAACTTTGTCTCCCTCACGAAAATTTTTATATTCTCTTTTGGATCTATCAGAAGGATTTGTGATCTCTTTTATTTTTTCATTTAATTCCTGACATCCTGTTGCCCGAACTCTTGTCATTGTTAAGACTTGAACATCATTGTTCGCAAAAGCAGGAACCTTTTTTCCAGCATATTCAGAAATAACTGTCGCAGCCTTTTCTTTATCAGAATAATCTACAGGAATAAAATAAAAATCCTTTATCTTTTTATCTTTTCCCCATGGATATGGTACTTTTCCTTCTAAAATTCCATGTGCAGCTTCCGCGATATAACTTTCTTCGGATTGTCGGTAAATTTTTTTTAATTCAATCACTGGACAAATATCAGCAGCAATAATATCTGCCAATATTCTTCCAGCCCCAACACTTGGAAGCTGATTTTTATCACCAACCAGTATGAGCTGACAATTTTTAGGAATAGCCTTTAACAACGCATACATTAATGATTGATCAATCATACTGGATTCATCTATTATTACGGTATCTGTTTCTAATGGATTATTTTCATTTCTCTGGAATCCTATATTTCCGATATCGTCCCTTCCATATTCTAATAACCGGTGTATTGTCTGAGAGGACATCCCTGTAGATTCTTCCATTCGTTTTGCGGCTCGTCCTGTAGGTGCTGCTAATAAAATTTTTTTACCTCGGTTCTTTAGAAAACGAATAACCAAATTTGTTGTAAATGTTTTTCCTGTACCCGGTCCTCCTGTTAAGATCATCAAAGAACTTCTTAATGCCTGTCTTACAGCGTTAAGTTGCTCTTCATTAGCTGTATCACTATACTGCTGTAATAAGGTTTCTTCTTGTTTTTTGATATCAGATTCTCTCTGTCCTGCCAGTTTGACTAATATATGAGTTATATCTATTTCTTCCTTATACTTCCACGGACGGTACACATATATTTCGCTCTGATCTTCCACCCTTTTAAGATTGGAACGTAAAAGAGAATCTCTCAGGAAGGAAACTGGAAAACCTAAAAGATTGGAGGCGTTTCTTAAAAGGATATTTTCTGGTAAATAAACATGTCCTTCTTGCTCTGCCTGATTTAATAAATACAAAAAAGCTGATTGAATCCGATAATCTGATTTTTCATCTATCCCTATTCGTAAAGCTATTGGGTCAATAGTTTTAAAGCCTAAAGAAGCAACTTGATCCGCAACTTTATAAGGATTTTCCTGTAGCTGCTGTATTGTCTTAGTTCCGTACTTTTTTATAATCTTTTTACCTATATGAACAGGTATTCCATAATTGCATAAGCTGATCAATATATCTGCATTTTGTGTATGTTCTTGAAACTTATCACAGATAATATTGGCCTGTCTTAAACTGATACCCGGAACTTTTGCTAATTCTTCCGGCTGACCATTTAATATATTCATGGTATCTTCGCCAAAATAATCAATAATCTTTCTTGCGTTTTTCGTTCGTATCCCTTTAATAATCCCGCTTGCAAGCCATTTCTGCCATGAGTAGATATTTTCAGGTATTACGAATTGATAAGAAATAGCTGAAAATTGTTTTCCATATTTTTTATCCCTTACATAATATCCGAGTATACGAATACTGCTTTTCAGAGGAATCTGTAAAAATTCTCCTTTAACAATAATAGAATTTGTTTTCTTACGAAGAACAAATATCATAAATCCTTTTTTGTTATCATAGATAATCTTATCGATACATCCAGATATCCATATCATCTGTTTATTTTCTATAGACATGATTTTCTCCTTGTATTTTGTCGATGCATTATAACTACTATTCGCAGTAGCTTACTTCTTATATTCCTTATTATTAGTATGATATTTTGAAGATGGTTTTAATTTTTCTGTATAAGATTTTTGTTGTACTAATCCATAAAAGCAAAAAACACAAGGGAAATAGAAAAATTGTAGAAATAGAAAAAATTCTACAGAAAAAAGATTTAAAAATTTTTCTTTCATACTATAAATATAGAAAAAATTATTAATATACACGAAAGAGGTGGATAAAAATGTACGAATCTGAATATTATATATATGACATTATAAAAAACAACCCTGTACTCACAAAAAAGGATTTAGACAAACTGATATTAGAATATAAAAAAACAGGAGACAATTTAATTCATGACAAAATTATTCTTTCCAATGCAGGCCTTGTATTAAGAATTGCTCAGAAATTTTCTTTTGGATGTCCCGGTATAGATATTGCTGACCTTTTTCATGAAGGAATTAAAGGGCTTATTGAAGCTCTTGGCCGATTTGAGTTATCCTATCAGACAGCCTTTTCTACATATGCTACTCCATGGATAAAAAAATATATCCGAGAATTTGCAAACTCCTCAGAAATGATAATACGTCCCTTTCGTATCGCAGAAGCCAGAAAGAAAATAGAGCAACTTTGTCGGGAATATTATCTTTTATATAACAGGAAACCAACAATGGAGGAGATAAAGAAAAGTACAGGGTATAAAGGGGTTCTTCTTGAATATGTATTAACGGACTGGAACCAACAATGTTTATCACTGGATAAAGAAGCCATAACAGAGCAGGAAGAGAATATAACATTAGGAAATCTAATTCCATCTGATAGAAATATTGAAAATTATGTCTGTAATAAGGATATGAAAAAAAGAGTATCCATTCTACTTAGGAAAATTCTATCTGAAAATGAGCTTTTTGTAATTGAACAATTATATGGATTAAATGGAAAAGAAGTTTTAAGCGGCAGAGAAATAGGAGAAAAAATGGGATTTACCCATCAGAGGGTATATCAGATTAAAAATATAGCCTTTAAAAAGCTAAAACGGAATATAGAGTTTAAATCTTTGATGGATTTTTTATAATGAAATAACTAGAGTTGTTCTCTGTTAAAAGTTTGAATCTATCGTAATAGAATAACCACACCCATAAGAAAACGAGCTAAATAGGTGTGGTTAAAAAGAAAAAGTGAATTAAATTATAAAGTTAACTGCCAAAAAGTAATGATGTGTGTCTTCGCCTATTACTTCTTCTTTACAATAAATAGCATATTCCTCATGATAACCATATAATACATATCCATCTGGAATACTGTTTGTTACCTCAATATTTATTAGTTGTCCACCAAGCTTCACTTTTATATATTTCTTCTTTTTCATAATTCTCCTCCTTTTTTATATACTATATCATAAATTAGACATGGCAGGGACTCTTTTTTACAGACAAACATATTGTATAAGTCTCAATGCCTACTTCATTGTTTTAATCCACAGTCGGTAAGTTTAACGGAGCCTGAATATCGGGAAAATCCGACTGTTGCCTAAGTCTCTTGTCAATGGGGGATACCAATCTCTCTCCGCCCACCACTGACGCTTAGTGAATTTTAGATAATTCCTCCCCTACCTACTGATGTTGAGGAAGGGGAATGCGAACCTTAATATTAGTGAACTACCCCTTCCTATAGAGGAAGGGGCTTCTTGTGTCATCCACCGCGGTTATTATCACACCTGTTTGGCAGTTTTCCCACAATGTCAGCAAGCGTTAAGTTCGGCGTGTTCCACCCCTACTTATATATTTATATCTTAGGCTGTAAGTAGTCTAATGCCTTCTTT